AGCTTTGCGGCCTTCTGCTCGGCGTCTCGGACAAAGCCGTTCGTCTGGGCCACGTACAGGCCCTTCTGCCGGCCCAGCACGCTGTCCGCATCCACGCCCATCGAAGTGATCTGAGCACGCTCGGTGGCCACCTTCTGGGTCAGCAGCGCCGTCTCCTGGTTGGCCTTCAGGATCGAAGCCAAGGTCAGGTCGTATTCGGCGCGCAGCTTGCATTCCTGAGCCACCAGCACCGTGTTCTCGGTGATGGCGTTCAGCTTTTGCTGGTTGATCAAAGCGGTCTGGGCCTCGATCTGCAGCAGCGTGGCACTTGCCTTGTCGATCTCGACTTGAGCCAGCTGGATCTGCTTTTGGATCAGCTGGGCTTCAAGGTCGGTCTTCTCCTTGGCCAGCAGAAAGCTGAGCGCTGTCTGCATGACCTGGGTCAGCGAGCCCAGATAGACCGTGGCGTATTCCGCACCCTTGATCCGCCCCTTGGCAAACTCGGCTTCCAGGTGAGCCTTGTTGGCTCGCATCAGAACGTCGAAGACACCTGAGCCTTCAAGGGTGGCTGCGGTCAGGTCTGTTACTGCAATGGCGGTCATAGGTCTATCCGGGCTGGGTTACAACTTAGTCGATCGAGTTAGACATGGCCTGGCGTTGGGCCAGATCGTGCAGCTCTTCGGCAGTCAGCTGAGGCATGACTTCAACAGAAAATTCCTTGATCAGCTTGCCACGACGAGTCTTGTTTCCACGGCTGTCAGACACGGTGTAAAACACCTGACACTGACGATCACAGATCATCTGATAAATCATGTGGGGAACGTGCCAGCCTTCTTCTGCGTTGAACGGCACGTACTTGGTAAACGCACCCACCACTGAGTTGCCCACAGAGAAGATCTCGCCTTCCCATTCCTTTTTGGCCGGATTCATGCAGGTCACACGAATGCGCACCAGCTTGGAAGCTTCGCGCTTCAAGCGGTTCATGCGCTGCCCTTCGGTTTCCACGGCAGCAACTTCAGATTTTTTGGCTTCTTCTGCGGGCGGGGCCAGAGCGGCATTCACCTTCTCGCGCAGCTTCTCCAAACCAATGGAGGGATGGTACGTAAGACCCAGCATGTCGGCGCGTGCTTTCAGCGCAGCCAGCTCGTCTTGCGTTGGATTTTGGATTTCGTTGTCAGTGGTTTCAGACATTGCGGATTGTTCCTGTGGGGTGAAAAAGGTAAGCAAAGAAAGGCAGGTTTCCCTGCCTTCCTTTACTGTGGATTACAGCTTGCCAGCTGTCTTGATCAGAGCAATACGCTCAGGACGCAGGCACATAAAGCCGTAGTACCACTTGATCGACATGAAGCCTGTCTCACCGTAAGGATCAAGCTGGTTGGCAGTTGCTTCACCAGGAGCCTTGTGGGTAATTTTGAACTTCACCGATTTGCCGTCGGTTTGGAAACCGATAGTAGTGAACGACTCGTCGCCAACCACAAGGATAGGGAACACGTCAAAACGGTTGCCAGTCTCGTAGCAGGTGGCATCGGCAGAAGCGTCAGCACCGGCACCAGCCCACTTCATCATCTCGGGAACCACGACCAGACGGAACTGATCCACGGTACCGATTTCACCGTTCAAGGTGGTGGTACCAGCAGCGTAGCGCTCTACGCCCACGAAGGCCTGGTTGTTGTGCAGGTCTTTCATGCCCTTGAAGATCGGGATCAACTCGCTGCCAATGTAAGCCACGCGAGCAGAAGGGATCGTCTTGGTGTCGATCATGCGCGAACCAGTAATCACATTGGTCTGCTTGGGGCAGCGGTTCTGGTCCAGCTGGATCGAGGTACGCATCAGATCGCCGTAGGTCACGACGCTGGTCTGGTCGATGGTGGCGTTGCTGACAGCGGAGCCAGCGTAACGAACCACACCGGCAGAGTTCAGCAAGTCGATCTGCAGAGCATCTTCGGTCATCTCGTTGGCACCCAGAATCAGCTCGCGGTTGATGTGTTCCATCAACTGCTCGTCCGAATCGAAGTCCATCGATTCCTGGGTGTACTCGTCGAAGAAGCCAAACTTCTCCAAAGTGCCTTCCAGTTCGATACGCTTGAAGCCCACGCGGTTAACGCGGCCACCGGTTTCGGACAAAACAGGCATCTTGCCCGAAATCGTGCCAATGTCTTTGCTGGAACCGTACAGGTTGCCAGAGCCTTGTTGGGACAAGGCACCAGTCACAGCAGCAACCACGGCAGCAGCTTGTGCTTGAGTAGCGGCAGCCAAATTCAGCTTGGACACAGTCACAACCCAAGGACCAGTACCGGATTTCACAGCCACACCAGCTTGGATCGCATTGATTGCGGCAGCAGCGGCAGTAGCAGTGGCATCCACGGCATAGGAATTGGTCAAAGCAGGCAAAGTCACAAAATACTTCGTGCTGTCAATGACGGCACCAGCAGCATCCAGACCTTGGTCGTTGATGTTGCGGTCGTCAAGCAACGGCATGTAGTGATAGCGCTTGATCGTTTTGCCGAAGTTTTTCGGCATGGAAGTCACATCAGCAAGTTGGCTGAAGAACTGCAACTTAGGCAGTTCGACAAGGGCCTTCTTGACATAAAAGTGAGGGTGAAGTTGAGTACCGCCAACGCTCGAAGGAGTCGAAGGGGGGTTGTTGAACTGACGTGCCATGATGAGCATCCTTTACAAAAGGTTCTTGTTGATCAGCTTGCTGAACTCGTCATCCGACAAAGCCAACGGATCAAATTCCGAAGGTGTCGAATTTCCAGTTGCAGCGGGCTTTGTGGAGCTTGCAGCTCGCCGTTTGTCTTTCAGTTTGTCGTCTTCGACTTTCGGTTTTGGAGTGACCACCACTGGCTGGGCTGCAGGTTTTGCCTGGGTCGGGGAGCTACCCTGAACCAGGTGGTTAAACGCGCCCTTAGCGTGGAGAGAATCCCCAATTCGACGATAAGCTTCGATGTCGGACACACCGTTCAAGCGACCAAACATGCGCTCGCTTTCGATCTCTTTACTGATCACATCGTAAATGCCATTCGAGATATGGTCATTGATGACTTTGAGCAGTTGAGGCGTTCCAGCGATCACCTGTTTACTTGCCGCATCCCACTTAGTGCTAACAACTTCGAGCGTCCGGTTGTACGAGGGTGTGCCTTGAATGTCATCCAGCACCGTATCCAGCTCAATCTCACGATCATCAACAGTGTAAGCAGTCTGCTTGTACGCGCTTGCTTGTTCAGCGGAAAGATCCATGGGATCGATACCGCTGTCTTTGACCAGCTTGTTGATTGCAGCAGGGTCTTTACGACCCAGGTCAATCAAAAAGCCAATCTTCTCTTCGTTCAGAAGGCCGTTGTTTTCCAACAGCTTCATGAGCTTCAGATTGGGTTTCAGAGCAGCCATCTTCTTGTTGTAGTTGGCTCCCATCTGCATCAGGGTCACGGCCTCGTCAACAGAGTTGACTTTGATCTCGCGGCCATTTGCCTTGAAGGGAGCCAGAAGACGCCTGTACTCTGACTCGAAATCCACTGCGCCTTGTTCTGCAGCCGGCTTATCAGCAGGCTCGGCAGCTTTATCGGCCTGGTCTGCGGCAGGAGCTTTGTCCTGGGAATCCGCAGCACCTTCTTTGTTTCCATCGCGTTCGGACGACTCCTCCTCGCCCGGCTTGTCAGCCGGCTCGTCGTCATCGCCCTCTACAGGATCTTTGTCCTGATCGTCATTGGCATCAAGTGCCAAGTCAACAACTGGTTCGTTGTCAACAGGATCAGCATCAAGTTCTGGTGCAGGATCAGCCACGCCAGGAGAAACCATGTTGCGAATTTCTTCGTCCGGCATGGAAAGGAAATTGGCCATGTGGGTGTTCACATTGTCGTCTTTGTCAGCCATCAGTTTTGCTCCTCAGCCAGAATTTCATCGCGTGTTTCTTCATCGGAAGCAATTGCCTTTCGGGCAATCGAAGCCTGCTGGTACACAGCGGTGAAGTACTGGTTCAACGAACCAATGGCATCCATCTGGGCAACGATGGATTTTTGCATGTCAGGCGACTGCATTGCAGGGTCAGCTTTGAGGTGAACCAATCGAATGGCTTCCTGCTTGAAGTACCCGTCGAGAATCACGGCCTTGAAGTCCCGGTTCTGACGCAGACGCTCCAGGGAATCCCCGGTGCCTACGATCAACTTGGCTTGTCGTATGTTCTCTTCAATCGCTTGAACAGTGTTGTTGCTCATGTCTATCAGTGCTTTCGAAAGTTAATAGGGATGGAGTGACCACTCACTCACACCCCGTACTATATAACTTTTTAAGCCGCATTTTTCTTCATGTACTCTTTAAGAAGGTCTCGGTCCTTCAATTCTTTGTTGAATTCATGCTCGACAGCCTTCAATTGCATCTGGCTTCTGGCCTGTTCACCATGCAATTCCTTGGCTCGTTCCTGGGTCACGCCTGATTCCTGCTCGACAAAATTCAGATTCTTCAGGTCGGTGTCCGATTTAATGTGGCCCTGCTTCACACCTTCGGTTCCAGCCTTGGCCACGTCCAGTTGAGCGCTGGTTTGGTAGCTCATGGCGTGCGCCTGCTCGCGCGAGATCTGCGCTTTGAGCAGTTCGATCTCAAGCTGAGCCTTTTGCTGAACCAACGGATCAGGCTGAGGCTGGAACTTCTCGATCTTCTCGGCCAGGTCGGGCATCTTGCGCAGCTTGGCGATGTCGGACAGGATCATCTGCATCAGCTCGCGATCGCCGTTGGGGCCTACGGTCTGCAACAGGAAAGCCAGCTGCTCGGCCTTGTTGTTGTCTTCCTCGGCGGTGGAGATCGACAGCTTCAGATCAAAGTTGCCTGGCAGATCGTCCTTGCGCACCGTGACGAAGTCCTCGTTGGTGATGCGCACGGTCTCGGTGTCGGACAGGAACTCGGCGTTCATCGCAATGATCTTGCGGCCGATCTTGATCATGCCGTTAGACAGCCGGCGCAGGATCCCAAGCTCGCGTTTGGACGAAGCATCCAGTGCACCGCGCACAGCCGCGGCCACATCACCCAGAGAAGCACCGGAGACGCCCTGGCTGTACGCCTTCACCCCGGTCATCGACTCGGCTTCCATCTGCTGCAGCTGGAGCATGAACTGGGCGGACTGGGGGATCTCGGGATAAGTGTGCATGAACACGCCCTGCCGAGGATCGACGTTCGCGTTGAACTCGTAGTCCAGGCCCTTGTCGAACTTGCGACGGTTGGTTGTGTCCAGCATGTCCTTGCGGATGCCGGTCTGGCCATTGGCCGACTTGCCCATGATGTCGATCATGCCGCGCGTCACGGCACCGACCACTTTCTGGTTGTCCTCCAAAAGGGCTCCATCAGGCTCGCCGTACATGCTCTTTCTCACGGGCAGGTACTGCTCGACCACGAACGGGATCTTCTTGTCCGGATAGGGATTCTTTTCCAGACGGATCATTGTGTCTCCCACCCAGGCAGCCACAAAAGATTCGGTCTTGCCGTCCCCGTTGATGTCCCAGTGGCCCCAGTACTCGTGCACCACGATCTTCTTGCGGGGCTGGTCATGGAAGTTGAAGCTGCGAACACCATCGGACGGCGCGTGGTTGGGGGTTCCCAGCACGGTGTTCGAATCGACGTTCACAAACTTCAGGTTCTTGTACTTGCCGTCCTTCTCCAGCTCCGAGAGAGAGGTCTCAAAGGTGTAGATCAGAAAGCCAGCCTTCTCCAGGTTGCCCATGCAGGTGGGGTCGAAGGTCACGTTGCGGTAATCACAGACCTCCAGCGTTGGCCGGTTGACCACCGTGCGCATCTTCTTCACCTGCTCTTTGCCCACGATCACAGGCTCAATCGGCACGCCATTTTCTTTGTAGAGCTCGTGGGCCTGCTTCAGTTCTTCGGGCACATCGGTGGCGTATTGACTGGGCGAGTCCTGCTCCAGCTGATCCAGGTGCTGGTGCATGGGAGCAAATTCGGGATTCACCCGGTATTCGACCTTGGGCACCGTGGCCAGGTACTGCTCTTCCTGGAAATCCCAGCCGACCCGGACAATGACGGTGCCTTCATCGACCGCAGCCCGGACGTATTCGTCGATGAACTTGGTCTTGTCGATGTGCACGTTGAGCTGGTGGTTCAAAACCAACTGATTCTGCTGAGCTGCTTTGCGGTCTTCCCAGGTGATGGGACGCACATTGAACACGTCGTCTGTGCTCAGAAACGGCTCACTCAATGCGGCGTAGCGCCACTCGGCTTGTTTTCGAATCAGCTTCGGCACAATGGCCGAAGTGCCTTTGGGCGTTTTGACGATTGCGCTGCCGGTGACATTCAGGTTGTCCAGCCATTCAGCAATCTTCGTTTTTTGAAGGTTGTGAGTTGGAGTGGAAAAGGTCAGATCCTGCTTCAACTGACGCAATGTCGGGGGGTTTTTCCAGTTGGACAACGAGGGGGCTTCCAAACCCGGCATTCTAGATTCATCAGTTGTGAGCATATATTCTCCGGATAGCTACAATCATTCGGTCAACCACTCAAGGTCCACAGAATGCAAATTCAATCTCTTCACACGGGCTTCATTATGCCAACAAAGGCATCTGAGAAAGCCGGAGCCTTTGACATATACATGCCTCAAGCCGGCTCAGCCAATGGTGCAACTCTGATGTTCGGACTCGGATTTGCTGCCGCAATTCCTGAAGGCCACGTCGGTTTGCTGTTGCCACGTTCCAGTACCGGAGCCAAGCACGGAGTGGAACTGAACAATACCTGCGGGGTAATCGATTCTGATTACCGTGGTGAATGGAAAGCAGCCATTCGAACCAAGTCCGGTATCCCCTTTCATTGGGAAGCTGGGGAACGTGTCATTCAGTTTATGATTGTACCGCTTGCAAACACAACCCTGGAGCTAGTGGAGTCTCTTGATGAGACCAACCGTGGGGCCGGTGGATTTGGTTCATCAGGTAAATAACCTCTCTTCAATTCAAAAAGGAACCCCCCATGACTACCGCCAACACCTCCATTACCTCGGCATGGACCAAAGTAGCCGATGCTGCTGATGCCAGCCTTCTGATCTCCTGGCTCGAAGCAGTTGCCATCGAATTTGCAGCCACGGATACGGATTCTGCTCCCACTGTTCCCGGTCACATGATGCTTCGCGAGCAAGGCCTGACCCGAGCCATGATCGGCGCAGGCTTTGTGTGGGCCCGAACCAAACCAGGATTCCCCTATCCCAATTTCACCCTGACGGTGAGCAAGTCCACGGGTGGTGCCCCGGTTTCCCTGGCCACTGGAAACGTGACGATCACCGGTCCAATCACAGCCAGCAACGAAGTCGAGATCACCAACGAGACGGGCAACCCAATTCCCGTATCGGCTGCTCCCCGTCTTTGCGTAGGCCGTCAGACTTTGTCCGTCACAGCCGCTGCGGTGGCCACATTGACTGTGCCTGGTGGTGCCGTGGCTGCCATGATCCAGGCCGATGGGAGCGCCGTGTCGGTGACCCAGGATAGTACAAACCCAACTGCCAGCATCGGCTCGCGCATCGATGACGGCGTGTTCTATTACGTGGACACCGCTCTGGCTTCCGTAAAACTGATTTCGCGCAGTGGTACCACCAACGTGCAAGTCGTGTACTTCAACAAGGCCTAATCATGACTGCATTGAATCGAATACTCCGTCGAAGGACGGTACCGGGAAAGCTGAGAAAGACAGCTTTCAACCCAGCATCTTTGTTTGCCAATGGCGAGCAGGGATGGTGGTATGACCCGAGCAACTTCGCCACCTTGTTCCAAGACAGCGCAGGCACCACGCCCGTGACAGCGGTGGAGCAGCCTGTGGGGTTGCAGTTGGACTTGAGCAAGGGGTTGGTGCTTGGGCCTGAGTTGGTGACGAATGGGGATGGATCAGCGGGGTTGACGGGGTGGACAACAACAACTTGGACTGTCAACGGCAGTGGTCAGTTCACGGCCTCGACTGGAACCTTGGCGCAATCCAACGTTGTTACTGTTGGCAAGTGGTATGCCATAGAGTTTGATCAAATCGGCCCGCTTGTAAACACGCTGAATGTCTTTTGTGGCATAGGCAGCGTTACGGCTTTTACTTTGGCATCTGCTGCGGGAAGAAAATCACTCAAAGTTTTAGCTGCTGGCGACACCCGTCTGATTTTTCAAGCAAATGGTGCTAACACAACCGTTGACAACATCACAGTCAAAGAACTCCCCGGCAACCACCGCTTCCAGTCCACCAGCGCAAACCGCCCTGTGGTATCTGCGCGGGTGAACTTGCTGACCAAGACTGAGGATTTCAGTGATGCGGTTTGGACGAAGACAGCTACCACGGTAACCGCAAATTCCACAACTGCACCAGATGGCACAACAACAGCAGACACATTGACACCTACGGTTGTCGGTTTTAGTGCGGTTCAATCGTTTAATATTGCGGGAACTTACACAGCAAGCGTAAGCGTAAAAAACAATGGTGCTGGGTCTTGCCTCGTCGCAATGGGTGGAGGAGCAGTTGGTTATTTAATTAACGTCAACCTCACAAACGGTGCTTTTATTTCAGGTCGATCCTATGGAGGCGGATCGTTAGTGTCTTACAGCATTTCTGATCAAGGAAACGGCTGGTATAGGATTTCTTTAACAGTAACTGCAACAGTTGGTGGCATTCTTGTTGGTGCTGCGGATGGTACAACTCCAACCCAAGGCGTTTTTGTATGGGGCGCTGATGTCCGACCCACAAACCAAGGCGTTGGCCTCCCCGCATATCAGCGTGTCAACACCAGCACGGACTACGACAGCACAGGCTTCCCGGTCTACATCAAGCCCAACGGCAGCAACCAGTTCATGGTGACCAACAGCATCAACTTCACAGCCACGGACAAGATGACCGTGTGGCAGGGGGTGCGGAAGTTGAGTGATGCTTACATGGGAATAGTTGGTTTGAGCGCAGATACTGCCGCAAATGCAGGGTCGTTTGAGCTTGCCTCGTTCGCAGGTTCTTTCTCATACTTATGGGACAGCAAGGGGACCGTTTCCGCGCGTGCTAATACAAGCGGTTACGCAGCACCAATCACCAATGTGGTGACATGTCTTGGTGACATCTCTGGAGACCGCGCAACTTTGCGAGTCAATGGTGCGCAAGTGGCGCAAAGCACAGCAGATCAAGGAACTGGAAACTACGGCACTTACCCTGCCTATTTCTACACCCGAGGTGGAACAACCCTGTTCTCTAGCGGCCACGACTACGGCTCAATCGCCCGAGGCGCAGCATCCACCGCAGCGCAGATCACAGCTGGTGAGACGTACATTAACTCCAAAACGAAAGCCTATTAAATGGACTCCACACTCGCAACCGTCATCGTGCTGGCCGCAGATCAAGCAGTCGCACAAGTTGACTTCCCTGAATACTTTACAGCCCCGGCTTCGGCCGAGGGTACGGCACCAGCCACGCACTACCTGACCAACGGGTATTTCGAGGACTCCGAGCTGGACCGCATCTGCAACGATGTGACCTGGCCGCGCAAGGTGTACTTCGGGCCGCTGGATGTCGGCCTGCAAAAGGCAGGCTTGATGTTGATGCAGCAAGAAGTCGTTTGACAAAAAGGAAAAGAAAAGGCCCCGATCAAAGGGCCTTTTTTATGGGCTGCCAGGGTTCACCACTTGACCTTATCGGCCCAGTAGGCAGCGCTCATCTTGCCTTTGGAGATGTTGCTGGCATGCCGGGCTTTGAATGCCTCGTTGCGCTTGGAGCCATCAGGTGAACCCTTGACACCCTGCTGGCCAAAGCGAATGGTCTTCACCTGGTCACCGGACTTGGCCACCACCACATGGCTCTTGGTCGGATGGCTGGGTGTGGCCTTGGGTTTGTTGTAGCCGGACACGCCGGCGCGCTCGAGTCTTGGGTCTTTCGTTGCCATGGGATTTCCTCTGGTTGGTTGATGGGGCAATGCTGCTCAGACCCAGCCGTTGCGAGCCAAGCGATCAGGCTGGCTCACGTTGTCCACGCGCAGGTTGCGGGTCTCGATCTCCTGGCAGGCCTGCTCGTACTTGGCCGCGTAGATGTTGCCCATGTTGGTTTCGTTGCTCATGCCGGTGGGAGTGTGCAAGCGCGCAGACACGAAGTACAGGAGCGGCTCCAGGTGGCTGTACGGCAGCTCGACTTCCACCGCTTCAGGATCCAGATCCAGACCGTTGCCCAGGATGATCCTGTGGTTGGCCCGGTACACCACATCCAGCGTCGTGGTGCGCAGCAGATCGTCCAGCTCCACAGGTGGGGTCACAATGTCGGCCGGCACACGCAGCACCGTGGCCGTGGGCGTCATCATGGAGAACGGGTCTTCGAGGTCATTGAGCCCAAATTCCAAACCACCCGATGAGTACACCCGCTCGATCTTGTGGATGTCGTCGCGAAAAGGCTCCTCTGCAGTGTCCTTGATGTAGCGCACCGGCTCGGTGGTGTTCAAGCCATGGACGGCGTACTTGCTGTGGATCGGATATGTCAGGCGACCAGGCTGCAGCTCGATCTTCACGCGACCTTCCTTCAAAGGGAAGCGCTTGTAGAGCGCGGTCAAAGCCAGGTTGATGTGAGCCAGCAGACGGTTGTAATTGGCCGGGGCAACAGCCCCTGCTTCACTGCCGCCGATGCTCAGCTGGGAGAGCTCGCCGTAAGTGAGCTGGTCAAAGATTTCTTTCAGTTTCATGGTGTTCCTCAGACGATATACGAAGCCATTCGATCCACAGGTTCCGGATCCACATCCAGTTCCCACATGCCATCACTGTTCCCCGATTCCATCATCGGAGCTTCCTCCGAAGGTCTCCAGGGTGTGAGTGAGGACAACATCGAGATCGTGTCGAGGAAGTCGTCGTGCTTACTGCGGAAACCAGAAACAGAAACCAGGCTCAATTCGTTCATGGCTTCCGCCATTGTAGGTTCAGTCTTGCGCTCGATTGGAAACAGGATCTTGCGCGCTTTGAATAACGGCACCACCGTGTTGAATCGAACCATCTTGTTGGTGTTGGGTCGGATGCCGGGCTTGTTGTCGTTGCCTTCGGTGGCCAGCGGGAAGTAGATGTTGCGGTCCATCATCTCGTTCTGGATCCAGGAGATGAAGCCACCCTGCTGCCCGGTCACTTCGATGCCCACCTGCTGGGGCTTGTACATCTGGGACAGCCGGAACAGGTCGTTGATGTTCTTGTCCATCAGCTGACGCTTGCACACCCCATCCACCCAAAGCCAATCGCCCACGTTGTTGTAGGCCCAGACACTGATCACCGAGTAGTCGGCCTTGTCCTTCAACGAGGTGGCAAAGTCGGTGGTGATGTAGAAGTTGAACCGGCTCTTGTTGCGCAGCACAGCGTCGAGCTTGTACCAGCCGATGTCTCCATCCTGAATCATGCGGTCTTCTTCCGACATGATTCGCAGCATCAGCTCCTGGTTGAAGGTCTCCACCTTGCCCAGCTTCACAGCGGTGTCGTATTGCTCCTTCACGTAGTCGAAGTTGAAGCGATCAGGCCATGAGCCACGGAACTCTTCCCTGGTGCAAGGGAACTGCTCGCACACCGGGAACACGTTGACTGCCCAGGCCCCAGACTCCACCGCCTTGTAGAGCGGATCCTTCGCATTGAACGGTGTGCCCGACCAGATGATCATGTTCTTGGTTGGGTGCAGCGCATAGTTCACCGCCTTGTAGACGGTGTCTTCCACGGCCGCAATGACGGTGGCGGAGCGCGCATCCTCATCGCTGATCAAGTCATCAAGCACAGCCAGCTGAGGACGCTTGCCCATCTCCTTTGCACCCCGGACACCGGTCTTTGCGCCGTACCCCTTGACAATGAACACCTTGCCGTCGGCGTTCTTGAACTCCCAGCGGATGTCGGTGAACCGGATCTCGGGCACGTACTCCTGCAGGAAGTCGGAGTTATCCCAGCGGAACTCCAAGTTCTTCCGCATGTTTTTCACGCCGTTCTCGATCGAGTCCGAGACGTAAAGGGCCAGGTCGATTCGTCCAAAGCCAGGGATCTCACCGTAGGTTGCGATGTACAGGAACAGGTACTCGCCCATGACGGTCGTCTTGGCAATGCCTCGGTGGCACAGGTTGATCACCCGCTTGCCGCCCTCGGTCAGGGTGTCGAGCATCTTGTAGTGGACCAGGGGGGTCTTGTGCTCTTCCCCCTGTGCCCCGTTCACCAGCTTGATGAAGGTGACGAACTCCAGTGCAAATTCACTCGGCACGTAGGACGGATCGACCTGGTAGTCGGTGGCATTGAGGTAGTCCTCAACCTTCCACGGAGCCAAGGCTTCTGCGACTGGATCTCTGGTCATGTGTTCTCCTTGGGTTGCGAAGCCACATCCCGAATTTTTTCATCAGCCTCTTCGGCCATCGAACAGTTGTGCACCAGCACAGAAAAGGTCAGCGCAAACAGCCCGCCTCCAATGAGCACGCCGGCCACCGGATAGAACACCCCGATCACCACGCCCCAGAATCCTCCGAGCACGGCAGCGCATATGGCACAGGGCACCACGTCTTCATGGGGCACCATGGTTGATCTCCTTGGCTTCGACATCCAGAACGATTCGGGTGTGGGCCACCTCCTGGGCATTCATCGCCCCGGCCTCCAGTGCCAGCCTTTGCTGCCGGGCCAGCTCCAAGGTCGCCGCGCGCAGGGCTGCAATGCTCGAATCCTCCTTGACCCCGATCTCCAACTCGACCTTCTGGGTCTCGGGCATCTTCAGGTGGGTCAACAAACTGTTGGCCGCATCGCAGCGCACCTTGTCCGAATGGCTCGACACCATCAGCTCGGCCTGCACATTCAGCGCCTTCTGGTACAGATCCTGGTTCAGCACATAGCTCGGGATCAGCGTCTGCTCGAAGATCAGGTTCACCAGCTTGGACTTGTTGTAGGCCGTCACGTAGCTGGCAATGTCCTTGGCCTGAACCCCTTGCTGAACAAACCGCTGGTACTTGTCCGGGAAGGTCTTGGTGTAGGCCTCGATGTTGGTGCACCCCATCAGCTTGTGGCTCACATACTTCACAGCCTGAATGTATGAATCCACCTTAAACCGGCCATCAGCCATCACCTTTGTGTAGCTGAGCAGGTTCTCCCTGTAACTCTCAAACATCTCCGGGTCAGACAGGGTGGTATTGATCTGGTCAATCAACTCCTGATTGATGGACTTCTTCACCTTATCGGGAAGAGCTTGCTTGAACTGGTCAATGGTGAGAGCGGTCATGGGCTTTAAGAGAAAGAGTTACCTTATAGGGTTCATATGGTAAACCAAATAAAAAAGGCCCCTTAAAAGGAGCCTTACATAATTCTTACAAAGGGGAACCCTTTATAGATAAAAGGGCGAAGCCATGGGAACCGGGGGAGGGAGGGGAGCAGACAAGCTGCATTCTATCGAGAAGCCAATCACCCAAAGAACCAAAGGGATTGGTGGATGCTCTTGGTATCGAACCAAGTGGGCCAAAGACAGCTGCTTTACAGGCAACCCCCGCTCCTTACGGGTCTACGCATCCGAATGGCTGGCAAATGTGGGATCGAACCACAGACCGGTCGGTTAACAGCCGACTGCTCGCTCCGCGTTGCTACGCAATCTACCGCTGAGCTATATGCCAATGAACTTGGTTCCAGAGGAAAGATTCGAACTTCCGGCAGACCGCTTATCAAGCGGGTGCTCTACCAACTGAGCTACTCTGGAATGGATCGGAGTATAGCGCAAAGACTGCGCAAAAAATAGGCACTCGGGTTTTCACGATTTTTTCAAAATGGGTACGGATGCAGGACTTACAGTCTGGAGCCCAAACTCCCAGACTACCCCCCCCGGGGTCGGCCTCCGGCCAAATACGGGTAACCCTACCCCACCTCAATCAACTGGAGTTCACCATGATCAACGCATTCAAAGCACTGTTCGCATCCATCGCTATCCTCTTCACCGCCTTCGGTCGTTACGCTCATGCCATCGACGAAATCGGAAAGATGACTGAAGAAGCAGCTGCCGCAATGGCAGACAAAGCACGCATCGACCGCGCTCGCCAGCTCGTAGAACTGGAGAAGGCTGATCGCAAGATCGCCTCTGTTACCAAGGTCACCAACTAAACCTAAGCACCCTTCGGGGTGCTAGGTCTTTTTACACAACACATACACAACTGAGATAGTCAGTTCCAAGATGAAAGGGCTGAGGCTAGCTCAGCTTCAATCATCTCTTGATGCAGATGCCTGCCGGCATTCGGATGGTGTGACTGAGTTCCAGCTCAGCTCAGGGTTATGGGAATGGGAATGCAGCTGAGTCTCAGGCTGCAACAAAACTCCCTAAGTTAGTGTGTCCTCACTTACTTTCCCATTCCGATACTCACCCGATATACAGCACTCTCCTTGCCCTCCGGGCATGCAATGGAAGGAACAGATGTCCTGTTCCCATTGGAGAACTTCTATGAAACACCCAACCCTTGTCATCTCACTTCTGCTGTTCGCCTATTGCGTGGGCTTCAGCGTCTACCTCTTTGTCGACAACCTGCCTCGCTGGTGCTCGACACCTGAGGTTGGTCACAACCTCATCGTTCAACCCTTGTGCGCAAAGGCAGGCAAATGAAACCGTCTCAGTTCCAGATGTCCAACATCTACCAAGCATGGTGCCGTGGCCTGCCTCCTTTGGAGGTTGCCTCTGAACTGCGCTTGGTGCCCATCACAGTCATCGCTGAATACGTTCGGCTTGATGACCTGTCTCAATTCAACCAGGAGTAATCGATGGCCTCGACCATTCGCCCTGTCCGTGCCATCAAGGCTGCTGCCTATGGCAATCCCACACGAGTGCGCAAAGCACTCCGCTTCATCGGATATGCCACTCAGCATGTCCGTCATACCAGCATCGACAACCTGATTGGCCACCTTCCCAAGGCTGATCTGGGGCTGGTGCTGCATCACGTCACCCTCATGCGCAACTACTAGGAGATCCCTCATGGCCTCTGCCCATCCACCTGTCGCTGTTCCCCACATCGAGTATTACCTCGAAGACCACATCGACTTAGTGCTTGAAGCCACACCCTTACGTGTGACTTACAAGGCCTTCGATCATGACGCTGCTGCCATCGCTACCGGTGCGCTGCTGGCCCATGGCCTGAAGGCCTGCTTCTACCCTGTCCCTCACTTCAACCAAGTCGCATGGCATGTCCATGCGCATCACTAAGGAGACTTCATGTCCATCCATGACCATACCTATTACCCACCAGTGGAACGTGAGCCCACGTTCTACGAGCGCATCGCACCCGTGCTCGCCTGTGTTGTTGCCTTTGCAACGATCGGCGTGCTGCTTGCATGGCGCGGGTAAGTGTCCGTACCGGTTAGCTGACACTAACTTGACACCCTGCTGTAACGTCCGCTTCCTAAGCGTTGATCCGGAAGGGCCCGGCCGACAACGCTAGCTCGGGCCTCCGGCCATAGAAAGGCAAATCCTGCCGCTAATCCACCAACTGGAGTTCTCTCATGTCTTTTCGTCCTGCTGTCTCCTCGCAAACCGCCCAGCCTGCTGGCAACGACAACTGGAAAGCGCAAGCCTTTCTGAACATCTACCTGCCCAAGCCGGGCTCGGAAGGTGGTCGCATCAAGATCGGTGCTCTGCCGCTGAAGAGCGCGCGCAAGTTCGACGCCAAGATCATCGAGCGTCTGAGCACTGGTGGTCCTGATGCCCTTGCCGCCATGGCCAAGGTCGTCGAGTGGGACTTCCAGCTCGCCGACGGTACCGAGGCACCTGAGCTGCCCTTCTAAGGCCTAACCCACCACCCTGCAAAGGGTGGTGGGGGCTTTTTTTCACGCTGGCGCACTGCCAGCCGATCACAGCCTAGACAGTCAACCCATTCAACACATTGGGGGCCTCCGGCCATGGGCTGGCGCTTTTGCCATGTCTTTTGATGGAGAACCCAATGGACCTACCTGAATTCAAACTGATCGTGGCCGGCAGCCGCGACTTCAACGACTACGCCCTGCTCTCGCGCGTCCTCATTGCCATGGCCGATGTCGAGTTCGCTGACAAGGCCCTGAGTATCGTCAGTGGCATGGCCCGTGGTGCTGATGCCCTGGGCTACCGCTTTGCCACAGAGCACGGCGTGAAGCTCTACAAGTTCCCAGCCAACTGGTCTGGCCTGGGCAAGCGTGCGGGCTTCATCCGCAATACCCAGATGGGCAACTTCGCAGATGGCCTCTTAGCCTTCTGGGATGGTCAATCCAATGGCACCCGCCACATGGTCGAGTACATGAACTCGATTCAGAAGCCAGTGCACATCATCAACTTCAACTCATAGGAGAACCCGTGGACACCATCAGACAAATCGTTCTCCAGGAGATGAACGAGTACCGCTTCAACAGGAAGCACATCGACGCCAAGATCCGCACAGCCATCGAGGCCGATGCGGGCATGGTGGCCAAGCTTGCCCAGGGCCATGACCTGGTGCAGAAATACATGGCCGGCACCTACTACGAGTCCAAGCAGAAGCGCATCGCGCAGCTGCACAACATGGACGTGAAGGCCATGGTCATGGACATCTTCGTGGGCATCGCCTACTGCATGAAGCCAGAGCTCTTCACCTCGGTGAGTGCTCAGCTGGCCGCGCGGCTGAAGTTCAGCGACCGCAAGGAAGCCATCACCACGGTGGCCGAGTTGATGGCAGTGCTGTGCATCACCGATGCGTTCGACATCTGCAAGGAAGACAAGCTCTCCAGCTTGATGGTGGTCTCGCTGATTCCCCTGCCTGAGAAGGTGGTGGAGTTCATCGAGAACAGCCAGTACCTGCCACCCATGGTGTGCAGTCCTCTGGAGCTGACCCACAACTACAGCTCAGGCTATCTGACCCACAACGATTCACTGATCCTGGGCACCGGCAATCATCATGACGGAGACATCTGCCTGGATGTCCTCAACCTGATGAACAACGTGGCACTCAAACTCGATACGGACTTCCTGTCCACTGTCGAGGAAGAGCCCACCTTCGAGCTGGACAGCCAGGAGAAGACGGACCTCTGGAACGAGTTCAAGCGTCAGAGCTATCAGTTTTACAAGCTGATGGTGGACTGCGGCAATCGCCTGTACCTGACCCACAAGGTCGACAAGCGCGGCCGCATCTACGCCTCGGGCTACCACATCACCACCCAAGGTACCGCCTTCAAAAAGGCACAGCTTGAGCTGGCCGATGAAGAGATCGTGACAGGTGCTCCATGAACCAGTTTGCTGGCAAAACCATCTTCTGGAGAAACGACAAGGTTGAAGTCCTCGATTGCCTGACAAGCACCGACGACTTCAAACATTCTTCGATGTTCAAGTACCTGTACTGCCCGTGTGCATGGGTCAGCAATGCGCGAGGAACGATCTGCGGTTTCTACGATCAGTCCGAGCGATTTGATATTGGCTGGCAACCAGGAAAAATCGAGAAGTTCCCAAAGAAATTTCGACTGGCACTTCTCATCATGGGGGTCACATGAGCCACCTCTCCAAAAAGCATTACTTGTGGTGGCGCGAGCAGTTCATCAGCCTCGATTCATGGTCCGATGTGATTTGCTGTGAAGGCGCTTACGTTGCGTCTATTGGAGCTCAAGCCACCTTCTACGGTGTCATCAGAGGTTACCAATGGATCTCCATCAACAGAGCTGATGTCCCTAAAGAACTGCTGGCTGGGATGCTTGTTTTAGGGGCACCAACATGAAATCCAGGTTCTACCTGTATCGAATGGGCACCTTCGTGGAAGCCAATGAGATCGACTATGCCCAGTACCAAGGCTACTACTGCCTTGATCTTGGTGAAGATCGAAACTCTCCAGACTTCGGGATGATCGCAGGAGGCATGCTCAGAGACTTGTCCTTGGACAAGTTCCCAACCTCCTTCAGGGCTCACCTGCTGATCCTGGATGTGCCATGAGTAAGGCTTACTTGTTCTATGGCACCCAGCTTGTTGAAGAATTCTTGGCCAGTGATCCTAGACCAAACAATGGGATTAAAAGTGTCTACGGCCAAGAGATCTACGACGGGGGCTATATGTATTACCCAAACGCTAAAACCGAATGGTGGCGTTGCGACCTCACTCCGGTGCTGCTTGCAGATGTCCCCAAAGAACTTCGTGCTTTTGCACTCCTTTTAACCTGAAAGTTTTTATGCAATCTTCAACTAAAACCACGATCATCAAACAAGTCACTTTAGTCCTTGATGCTGATGAAGCCGCATGGCTGAACGGAGTTATGCAAAACCCTTTGCATGGCCAAGAACCAATCGATGAAGAATCAGAAGACGCCGAAATGCGCCTGAAATTCTTCAACGCAACCCGATAAATCAACCAACTTCAAAGGAGCCAACATGGCCATGACTTTCTATACCGGGTTCGAATACCTGTTGATTGATGCGGCCACTCAGTTTGGCCATGACAAGCTGACCTTCGAGCAGCGCATTGCCTGGGCCACCGGTGCATTGCCGGTGCTTGAGCAGCTGGTCTCTGAAGCGGAAACCAAGCCGCTCTACATGAAGGCCGTGCAGGCCATCCGCAAAGCCCAGAAAGGCCTGCCCACTGGCCACCTGGTGGGTGTGGACGGCACCTGCTCGGGCATCCAGATGATGAGCGTGCTCACCGGCTGCGAGGCTGGTGCACGGGCCACAGGCCTCGTTGACCCCAACGTGCGCGCCGATGCCTACAGCGCCTGCACCGAGGCGATGAATGTCATCCTCGGAGGCAACCTCGTTGTCGCCCGCGCCGATGCCAAGCAGGCCCTGATGACCAGCTTCTACGGCTCCAAGGCCGAGCCCAAGAACCTGTTCGGTGAGGACACCCCTGAGCTGGCCGCGTTCTACCAGGCCGCCCAGGTCATCGCACCTGGTGCCTGGGATCTGCTGCAGGACTTGCTGGCCAGCTGGCAGCCCTATGCACTGGAGCACCGCTGGGTCATGCCCGACGGCTTCGACGCTCGGGTCAAGGTCATGCGCAAGGTGGAGTCGCGCATCGAGGTCGATGAGCTCGATCACGCCACCTTCACCTACGAGTACTACGAGAACCAGGGGCAGAAGTCTGGCCTGTCAAACGCCGCCAATGTCACCCACAGCGTGGATGCCTATGTGCTGCGCAGCATGCACAGGCGCTGCAACTACGATCGTGAGATCGCAGAAGAGGTGTCTCGCATCATCGAGATCGAGATGCTGGAGCGGATCATGGGAGCCAAGCGCACCGTGAGCATGCCCCGCGGCCAGGCTGGCTACTACGTGGCCCAGTACGAGCGCAGCTCGATCGCCGACGTGGTCATCATGCCCCACCTGAACCAGGAGAACGTCCAGCAGCTGTCGCAGCAGCATCTGGAGGCCCTGGCCAGGATCATCAACGGCATGCTCCAGTACAAGCCCTTCCCTCTCGTCACCATCCATGACGAGTTCAAGGCGCACCCCAACAACATGAATTGGGTGCGGTGGCAGTACAAGGAGATCCTGGCCGAGCTGGCCGATGGCTACCTGCTCGATGACATCTTGAGCCAGATCCATGGTGTGCCAGGCATGTTCCCAAAGCTGTCCAGCACCTTGGGTGACAAGATCAGAGAAAGCGCATACGGCTTGTGCTGATCAGTCGATAAACCCGCATGCGTCGTCCGCGACGCTTTGCGAGTTGGAGGAACGGGTCTATCCGAAAGGATAGGCCCTTCTTTTTTTCTCCCCCTCAAAACACTTCTCCAGAAGTTCTCCAGGACTTCTCCAAAACTTCGTACCGATATTCTGACTTTGTCGGAAATCGATTTTCGACTATGTGCAACCGATAGGTTGACCCAACAGAAAGACAGTCATGGGCACTAACCCCCAATCAGCATTCGAAGCCATCATGCGCATCGATGGCCACACCAACTTTGCCATGTCCAAAGGCAAATATCTCAATGCCTCACTTCAAATGAGATGGCGATGGTTCCAGACAGGTTGGGAGTTGCGGGGGATCAGCAAATGAAGTGCTGCAACAACGACTGCAATCAGGGACGGGACTGTCCCTACAGGCAACCCACGGCATCCACTTCAGAACTTGTGATCACAGCAATTCTGATCGGCATTGCCGTGGGCTCGATCATTTCATTCATCAGCTGGATTTTTTCATGAGCACACCCAACGACACCAAAAAACCAAGCTTCAAAGTTGGCAATCTTGTGACCCTGACTCAGAGTGACTATCCGGGACTCGGTCAATGGTTTGTCCAACTGTGGGATGGTGACGAGATTGTGGCTCGCGTTTATGGCGATGACAAAGAAATGTTGAATTGCCGCATTGCTGCACTTACCACACCACCTGCAGCACAGCACTGGCACGACCTATACAAAGCAAAGTGCCAAGAGCTTCACGATGAACGAGCACGTCTCGGCGCACAAGTCGAAGCCCTTGAAGAACTTGTGCAGGAGCCTGTGGGACGTACAGACCAGCAAATCGTAGACCAGACTGAGGAACTTGCAGGGTTTCTGATGCGAGCATTCCACCGGCAAGAGAAAGCCGATCCGCTGTCAACATTCCGGGGCACGCAAGACATCCGCGCACAGCACTGCTGGCAGACCGCCTGCCAAATTCAAGAAATGCTGACTGCCACTGATCCCGAGAACCCAGTGGCCGAGCTTGATGTCAAAGCCACCCCACCCGCAGCACAGCGGCAATGGGTTGGGCTGACGGATAAACAGCGCAACGACTGCATTAAATTTACCCAGCAAAATTTGTTTGCTCGTGATGGAACCACATCGCAACGCATTGCCCGAGCCATCGAAGCCAAACTGAAGGAACTTAACACATGAAAAAGTGCAAACACAACTGGATTCCTAGCCTGTTTGGTATTAGTTGGCGCTCAACCAACCATTACCTATACCAATGCGCTCGGTGCAACAAATTCATTGGCACAACACTCAAGGAAACAATATGACAGTCAAATGTCTCAATGAAACAGTCAAGACCTACATTGCACATGCCTATGTGCATGAGAACGCTTCCACGGATGAATTGGCCAGGTTCAACAACGTCTCGCCACGCACGATCAATCGTGTGCTGGTCGAACAAGGCGTTGCGCGCACGCCCAATCGCAAGCCAAGAACAGAACAGTCTGCTGCTTCTGTCACGCCCGTTGAACACATTGCACCTGTTGCCCCAGCGCCTTCCAAAGAAGTCTGGGTTCAGCAGCCTTTAAACATGGACAAGCCCTCTTTGATCGACACGATCAAAGGCTTTTTCCAGAACATCCTTGCCATCACCAAGAAACATGTCCAACTCACCCGGTAACCTGCATCCGCCTCTCCGGGCGGTGCCTATGGCGCTGTTCCCTACACTGGGCTCGCTGCAAGAGGTCGTTGACTTCGCCGATTCAAAACTCCCCATCACAGACCGCAACGACATGTTCAGTCTGCTGATGACGTACCACAACACTCTGCTCAAGCAGCTCGCAATCTGAAAGGCAACCATGTCAGCACACACGCTTGACGCAATTCGTCGAGTCCTAAAGATTTTTGAAACCAGCGAAGGTGAGATTCGTCCTCACTTCATCGTCACTGGACCCAGTGGTTCTGGCAAGAGCCACACCATCTAGTGTCTGACCGAAGAGATGGACATCAACTACTTCGACATCAACGCTGCTGGCCTGACCAAGGAAGGCACTGCTGGCAATTCGCTCAGCAAAGCGCTGACTCCGCTGCTTCAGTGTGGTGGCCAGCCCACGATCTGCTTTGTCGACGAGTTCGACAAGCTCTTCATCTCGGGCAACACCAACTCAGCACTGGCTCACGAAACCACCAACGGTGTTCAGAACGAGTTCCTGCGAGTTCTGGAAGGGTCAGCTTCAGTCTTCGGTGACTATGGCAAATACGTCAATGTGAAGACAGACAAGGTGCTGTTCGTCTTTGCTGGCGCATTCAACGGCGAAGAAAACATCGATCTGGATCGTCTGCGTGAATTCGGCATCAAAACCGAGTTCCTCGGACGTGTGGGTCTGGCTTATGGCCTGGAGAAAGTCAGTTTGGACGAGATGGAAAACATCTTGAACAACAGCAAGCTGCTGTCCACTTACCTGACCCTGTTCCCAGACGTTCAGAAAGATCAGGTGACCACGGTCATCATGAAGATCCTGGCCGACAACTACGAAAAGAACACCATCGGTGTTCGCATGATCAATACCCTGATTCACCAGTACTTCATCGAAGGCGGTATCAAGGAAAAAGAAGCCAAGAAGACCAGCTTCCAGAAAACCCTCACTCTTTAAGGACACCATGCAAGTCAAGATCTCTCAAGCCATTCCCATGTTGGCTTCCTACATCCGTGCCAAGTTGGTCCCCATGCTCGTGGGCTCACCCGGCTGTGGCAAGTCCCAGGTGATCTACCAGATCGCCAAGGACTACAACCTGAAGGTCATCGACCTGCGCCTGGCCCAGTGCGATCCCACTGACCTGGCTGGCTTTCCCACGGTGACCGGCTCCAAGTCGGATTACGTTCCCATGGCCCACTTCCCCATCGAGGGCGACCCTGTGCCGGCAGGCTACAGCGGCTGGCTGCTGTTCCTCGACGAAATGACCAGTGCACCTGCAGCCATCCAGGCAGCCGCCTACAAGCTCGTTCTGGACCGTATGGTGGGTAGCCACCATCTGCACAAGAACGTGGCCATCGTGGCTGCCGGCAACCTGGAGACCGACAACGCCATTGTGCAGCCCATGAGCACTGCTCTGCAGTCGCGCCTGGTGCACATGGAGCTTGTCGTCGACGCAGGCGAGTGGGATGACTGGGCTTCGCAAAACGGCATCCATCACCGGATCACGGACTTCATCAAGTTCAAGCCCGGCATGCTCTACACCTTCAAGCCGGATCACACGGACAAGACCTACGCCTGCCCACGCACCTGGGAATTCGCAAGCCGCGTGCTGAGTGTGGCCGATGAAGGATCGCCCCAGCTGCTGCCTATGCTGGCCGGCACCCTGTCCGAAGGTGTGGCACGCGAGTTCGTATCGTTCTGCAAGATCTATGCGGATCTGCCCAAGCCAGCACAGATCATGGCCATGCCCGAAAGCATCAAAGTGCCCAGCGAGCCTTCGATTCTGTTTGCCCTGACCGGCACCATCGCGCACAACGCGACCATGGACAACTTCAGCCAGCTGATGAAATTTGTTCAGCGTCTGCCGGCCGAGTTCCAGGTCGTCACCTTGCGTGAAACCATCCGACGCAACAAGCCAATGATGGCCCACCCAGCGGTGCAAAAATGGATCGGCGACTCAGCTGCAAGCCTGTTCTGATCCACTGTTCAACCCGACACAAGCCACCCTAGCGGTGGCTTTCTTTTTTGAAAGATCCCATGTTCGACTTTTACAAAAACCTGACCAAAAAGCCAAGTCCCAAAGACATGGCCTTGAAAGATCTGGAGGAAGCTCGTCGCCAGATTCTGGTGCACCAGGCCGCATCGAAGTACCACACCAAGATGACCGAGTATTACCAGGACACCATCATTCGCCTGACCGCCCACCTGAGCAAGGAATAAACCATGGGCGATCGCACCACCGTCACCCTGACGGTCTTGATGAGCCAGGCTGATGAAGCCAAGCGCATCGCTGAACACAACCAGTCTGAAGACAACGAATTCGATCTGAATGGCGTTGAATTTATCGACCTGATCTTCAACGACGTGAACTACGGCGACTTAAACCGTGGGACTTCTTATCTTTACAATCTCAAAGCTCACGGCATTGCTTTTGAAAGCAGATGGGAACCCGGTAGCGAATACGGATCAGGTTGCAAGTACTGCCGATTCAATAATGAAGGTGAAGCCGTTCTGCTGGAGATATACGATTCAGAGGTAAACCCTGAATTGAGCAGGCTGCTAGAACTCATCGACGACCACCATGCGCTCAAGGCATACATTCAAGAGCATGCTGCCGAACGCACGCCACTGCCCTGGGACAATCAGGAAGAGTTTGGCAAGTTATACCGAGCCAGAAAGCTCATCACCACTTAACCAGAGGCCATAGGCCTCTTTTCATTTTGAGAGACCTCATGGAACAGCAACCCCACGACATCGCATTGAGCAAGGCCAAGATCGCATTGATGTCTTGGCCCGACTCGACATTCTTTTGCCACCTTGCATTCAGCCTGGTTCACGAGTTCAGCTTCAAAGTGCCCACTGCCGCCACCAATGGCAAGCGCGTGCTCTACAACCCCGAGTTCTTCATGGCGCTCAGCCCCGAAGAGCGCGTGTTCCTGATCCTGCACGAGTCCATGCACTGCGCGTACCTGCACATGGAACGCGCCAAGCAGATGGACAAGCGCCGCTACAACATCGCGGCCGATCACGTCATCAACCTGCAGCTGATCGAGCGTGGCTTCAAGATGCCCAAGGTCGGCCTGGCCGATCCGCAGTACAAGGAGCTGTCCACCGAGGAGGTCTACAACCTGCTGCCGGCGAACCCCAAGGACAACCACGGCGGCATCGGTGAGGATCTGGAAGATCCTGTTGGCCCAAGCGAGCAGCTCGAAGCCGACATCCAGGACATCCTGGTGCGCGCGGCAATGCAGGCCAATATGGCCGGCGACAAGCCGGGCTCCATTCCCGGTGAAATCCAGATCTTTCTGGATCGGCTGCTGAACCCAAAGCTGCCCTGGCACCGGATCCTGGCCAAGTACATCCAGGCCTTCGTGAAGAACGACTACTCGTTCAAGAAGCCCAACCGGCGCTTCTTCCCGCAGCACTTTCTGCCCACGATGTACAGCCAGCAGCTGATCAACATCGCCATTGCGGTGGACACCTCGGGCTCGGTTTCCGATCACGAGTTCAACCGCTTCGTCACCGAGACTCATTCGATTCTTCGAATGATGGCTCCTGAGAAGATCACGGTGCTGCAGTTCGACACCGAGATCAAATACATTACCGATGTGCGCAACGTGCGCGAGCTGATGAACCTCACGTTCACCGGCCGCGGCGGCACGCGCATCGAGCCGGTCCTCGATTGGGCCAACACGAACAAGCCTCAGCTGCTGCTCGTCTTCAGTGATGGCCAGTTCAATTTCTATGGACCGGAAACCAAAGCAAAAACGCTATGGCTGATCCACGACAACGAGAAATTCAATCCTCCCTTTGGGAAGGTGATTCACTACGAGATCGGATGATCATGGACTACAAAGAAGCCCTCAAAAAAATTGGTGAGAAAAAGCACAAAGAAAACTTTCTCGTCATCGAGCTGGACTACAGCAACAAGATCGTGCTGCCCTACAAAGAAGGCATCGCCTTCATGGGCTCGCTGGCCAATGCCGAGAACCTCACCGATCGCTATGGCCAGACCAAGTCCATTGGGCCTTTGGGCATGGACTCGATCAAGACGTACATCCTGTCCGCCGTGGAGTACGAGCAAATCAAAATCGCAGCCCTGCTGAATGTAACTCTTGACGAAGTCAAACAGTTCGCACTCGAAGCTGCATAACCAAGAATCCCCATGATCACCTACGAACTCACGCTGACCCAAGATCAGCAAAGCGCGCTTGAAGCCTTTCACAGTTTCCTGCTCAATCCCATCGAACAGGTCTTTGTTCTCTCAGGCTATTCCGGCTGCGGCAAGTCGACGCTGGTGCGCACGATCATCGATCGCATCCCCGACTTCATGCGCACGGCCAAGCTGATCAATCCAAGCCAGAAGGATTACAAGATCGAGCTCACGGCCACCACCAACAAAGCGGCCGAGAACCTGGGGCAGATCACCGGCATGCCGGCGGCGACGATCCATTCGTTCCTGGGCCTGCGCGTGCAGACGGATTTCCGAACCAACACCACCACGCTGATCCCCAGCGCCAAAGATCCGAAGGAGGGCTACCTGCTCTTCATCGACGAGGCGAGCTATGTGGACAAGCAGCTCTTGGGCTTCATCTTCAAGATGACGCGCAACTGCAAGGTGGTGTTCATCGGTGACCCCGCGCAGCTCACCCCGGTGAAGTCCCAGGGCACGCCCGTGTTCGATGCGAACTTCACCGGTGCTGCCCTGACCACCGTGGTTCGCCAGGCCGAGGGCAACCCGATCGTGGACCTGTCCACCAAGTTCCGTCACACGGTGAACACCGGCGAGTTCTTCAGCTTCACGCCCGACGGCGAGCATGTGAAATACATGCAGCGCGCCGAGTTCAACGCTGCCATCGAAGCCGAGTTCACCCGGCCCGACTGGCGCTACAAGGACTCCAAGATCCTGGCCTGGACCAACAAGTGCGTCATTGGCTACAACCACTACGTGCGCAACCTGGCCAAGGGTGATCCGCACTTTGCCGTGGGCGACTACGCGGTGTGCAACTCGTTCATCAGCGTGAACCGCACGAGCGTGAAGACCGACCAGCTGGTCCAGATCACCGGCATCAGCGAAGACGAGATGGAATACGACGTGCTGGGCAACTGGTTCACCTTGGACAGCGGGCTGCGTGCCTTCATGCCCAAGACCCTGGAGTCCAAGAATGCCCGATTAAAGCTCGCCCGTGCCCAGGACGACTTTCACATCGGATCACAGATTGAAAGCACCTGGATCGATCTGCGTGCGGCCTACGCATGCACGATCAACAAATCACAGGGCTCGACATTTGATCGAGTCTTTGTGGACCTCGACGACATCCGTCGTTGCAACAGTGGCGACCAGATTGCACGCATGCTTTATGTGGGCATCAGTCGCGCCCGTCACCAAGTCTTTTTGACTGGAGACCTCGTCTAAAATTTGAGAAATCATGGACCAACTGCAGCACGATCCCCGCACCAAACAGCACCTGAAGGACGCGCTCTACGACTTTCTGTACACCCCAGTCCAGAACCAGTTCAAGACCCGTCTTGAAACCATCATCATCCGTAACGCGATCCTTTCAGGCTATGGCCACAAGTCATTCACCTATAAAGGAGAGCGTTACAGCTGCGATGTTGCTCCACCGCCCCGTGCGTGGAATCGTCTGCTGCCTCAGCTGCGTCCATTGATGGACGAGTACCTGGCCGATCTGAAGCACCTGAATCAATACGAGGTGCCTTTCGTCGTCGGCTACATCAACAAGGTGCTCAACGCATCCAACGACCTTGGTGACTATCTGCGTCTGCTACCGGACTGCACTCACCGACCCATCGAGAAGATGATCGCCACCTGCCCTTGCAAAGCCACCCAGCTTGAAGAGGACAAGGTGATCTCCATCCGGGAACAGAACGCCGTTTCCATCGATCTGATCAAGCAGAGGATGGTCACCAACTTGCTCATTTAGGAACCCTATGCGTCATATCATTTTCAAAGAGGCCAACAGCTACAGCATCGCTGTCTTGTCCAAAGGCACCGCCTTCAACAAGCAAGAGCTTCGCATCAACTACATCGACCCGCTGATTGCGCGCGGTGTAGCCGAAGAAGAGATGATCGCATTCACCCTCAAGTACAACTCCGAAGGCAAGGCACCAGCCAGCTTCGTGAAGGAGTACTTAAACAATCTTCTGCCTGCCCTGGATGGCCTGGGTGTGAAGCACCTGCTCGTCACCGATGCAACGTACTTCAAGATCCTTGCCGGCCAAGGCAAGGCAGATCCCCATTTTGGCTATGTGCTGCCCTGCAAGATCAAGGGCTACGAGCACATGAACGTGGTGCTGAGTCTGAATTACCAGCAGCTCATCTACAACCCCCAGCTGCACACCAAGCTGGAGCTGAGCCTGCACACACTGGCTTCGGCCGTGGCCGGCAACTACCAGGCCATCGGAGCCAACATCATCCACAGCGCCTACTACCCGGAAGGCCCCCAGGCCATAGCTGAGGCCCTCGAATCGCTTCACCAATACCCAGACCTCACCTGTGACATCGAGGGCTTCTCGCTGGCTTTTAACGAGGCTGGCATCGGCACCATCGCATTTGCATGGAACAAGCACAACGGCTTGGCTTTTGCATGTGACTACCTTCCAACTTCCATTGGAGTTGAGCCTTTGCCAGACGCTCTGGGAAATTACGGAGTGAGGGTAGCCAACCGTCATATTCGTGCACTCCTGCTGCAGTTCTTCATGGACTACAAAGGCGAGCTCACCTTCCACAACGGGCCCTATGACGTGAAGGCCATCATCCATGCACTGTGGATGAGAAATCTGCTCGACACCGTGGGCATGCTGGAAGGTCTGGACATCATGACCGCCAGGATGAACGACACCAAGATCATCGCTTACCTGGCCACCAACTCCACTGCCGGCAACGTGCTGGGCTTGAAGCCACTGGCCCATGAGTTCGCAGGCAACTGGGCCAAGGACGACATCAAGGACATCCGCAAGATCCCGCTCAAGGAGCTGCTCGAATACAACCTCGTCGACGCACTCTCCACGCATTACGTGAAGGAGAAGTTCTGGCCGGTGATGGTGCGTGACAACCAGCTGGACCTTTACCGCGGCCTCATGCTTCCAAGCCTAAAGCTGATCATGCAGATCGAGCTGACTGGCATGCCCATGAGCAAAGCCAAGGTGCAAGAGGTCAAGCAACAGCTGATCCTGATCCAGGAAACGCACCGTGCACTGATCGAAACCAGCCCAGTCATCGACGCGCTGAACTTGCTGCTGCAGCACTCGGCCTGGGACAAGGACTACGAGTCCCGCAAAGCCAAAGCCAAGAATCCCGGGAAGATCATGCCCAAGAATCTGGCTGCGTTCGATGACACCCGGTTCAATCCCAACAGCGGTCCCCAGCTGCAGCGTCTGCTCTACGAACAGATGGGCTTGCCTGTTCTCGATCTCACCGACACCAAGATGCCTGCAACCGGTGCCGAGACGATCGAGAAGCTGATCAACCACACCAGTGAGCCTTCTTACAAGAAGCTCTTGGAGTCGCTGATTGGCTACGGCAAGGTCACCAAGATCCTGAGCACGTTCATTCCTGCGTTCGAACGAGCACTGGAGAAAGATCCTTCCGACACGGTGTGGCTGCATGGCAGCTTCAACCTGGGCGGCACGGTCTCCGGTCGCTTGAGCTCAAGTGATCCGAACCTGCAGAACATCCCTGCTGGCTCGACCTATGCAAAGCTCATCAAGTCTTGCTTCATGGCTCCCGAAGGCTGGCTCTTCGCCGGTGCGGACTTCAACTCGTTGGAGGACTACATCTCGGCGCTGACCACCAAGGATCCCAACAAGCTTGCCGTGTACGAGAAGGGCTTTGATGGTCACTGCCTGCGCGCGGCCTATTACTTCCGTGACCAGCTGCCGCACATTGACCTGAGCGACTCTGCTTCGGTCAACACGATCAAGAAGCAGTTCCCCGAGCTGCGCCAGGACAGCAAGGCTCCCACGTTCTTGCTGACCTACGGCGGCACGTACCACGGCATGATGAGCAACCTCGGCTGGCCAGAGGAAAAAGCCAAGGAGATCGAAAAGGGGTACCACAACCTCTACCAGGTCTCTGATGCCTACGTCCAGAAGCGGCTGCACCAGGCCGCCAAGGACGGGTATGTCGAAGTTGCTTTTGGCCTGCGTGTTCGAACCCCACTGCTGTCGCAGGTGGTGTTCGGAACCCGCGGCATGCCGTATGAAGCTGCTGCAGAAGGCCGCACAGCCGGTAACGCACTGGGCCAGTCCTATGGC